TGATGGAGTTGCCTGACGCGTTTTTGTTGTTGGATTGGGATGTTGAGTTTTTTGATGATACTTTGAATCGGCAGGTTTTGGGGGAGGTGTTGTTGTTAGCTGAGGCTAATAAGCCTTTTGATCGTTTGACTGTTGGTGCTTTGTTTGCTTCTCGTGGGCAGGTGGAGTTGGCTAGGCGTGTTTATGAGTGTTGGGTTGATAGGGCTTTTACTTTGCATGATTTGGCGTTTTGGCATGCTTTGGTTAAGAAGTTGTGGGCTGAGCGGGTTATTCGTTTGACTGGTGCGGGTTTGGTTGATAATCCGGATAAGTATCAGGAGGCTTTGGAGGTGTTGCAGAGTTTGGATGCTGGTGTTGCTTCTTATGTGGCTACTGTTGGCGAGTATTTTGATGAGTATTTGTTGAAGCGTAAGGCGGGTGATGAGGTTGTTTCTGCTGGTGATGAGCATTTGGATAGGTTGTTGAATGGTGGTTGGCGGCCTGGTGTTTATGGTGTTGCTGGTCGTATGAAGCAGGGTAAGACTTTGGTTTTGTTGTGGATGGCTCGTTTGTTGGCTCAGTCTGGTAAGCGGGTTTTGTTTGTTAGCTATGAGATGACTAAACCGCAGATTATGGATCGTTTGGTTGCTGGTTTGACTGGTTTGGATAGTAGTTTGTTGGCTCAAAATAAGTTGGATTTTGAGGTTGAGCGTGATGGTAAGTTTTGTTGGGCGCGTGATTTGGTTGATGGGGTTAGTTTGCCTGAGTTTTTTGTTTTGGAGGCTCCGGTTGATAGGACTGTTGGTGATTTGCGTAATTTGATTGTTAAGACTAGCCAAAAGTTGGGTGGTTTGGATGCGGTGTTTGTTGATTATGCGCAGATTATGACTTATACGGGTAAGTATGCTAATCAGGCTGAGTTGAATTTGAATTTGTCTAAGCAGTTGCAGGCTTTGTCTAGTCGTTTTGCTTTGCCTGTTGTTTCGGGGTTGCAGTTGAAGCGACCTGATGGGGTTAGTGAGAGGCGTATTCCTGATGTGAATGATATTGGTGAGAGTGATCAGTATGGTAAGGATATGTCGGGTATTTTTTATTTGATTCGTTCTAGGGTTGGTGATGAGCCTGAGTGGGCGGTTGGGAAAGAGTTGATTTTGAAGTTGGGGACTCACCGTTTTGGCCCTACTGCTTCTGCAAGGTATTTGGTTGATGATGCGACTGCTAGTTTGACTCATCAGGCTTGGAGGTAGCTGATGGGGTTGAATCGGGTTGAGTGTAGGCGTTGTGGGTTTAAGTGGAATGTTGCTGCCTCAAAAAAAAATGATAAGGATTTGTTGTGTAGGTCGTGTAGGCAGGGTAAGCAGAAGGTTATTCAGTATGGTGATTTGCGGTGTGAACCGCATTTAGGCAAAGTGAATGATGACCTTGATCCGCTAGACGATAATGGGGAGTTGTTTATGCCTGGTGTGAGGTTGTGTGGGCATAGGGATTGTGTGAACAGCAAGCATGTCAGTAGTTGCGACTAGCATTGGTTTGTCAGTCAATTTTTAGGAGGATAAGTTATGGCTGTTGTAAAAGTATCTGGTGTCGTGTCTAAGGTGTTTGGGGCTAGCTCACAAGGGTTGAATCTTGTTGAGAAGTTTCAGGCAGCTAACGGTGAGGAATATTCGCGTTCTTGGAGTGTTTGGTTCGCTGTTGCACACGGTATCGCTGAGGGCAGTGAGGTCACTGTTTTTGGTCAACTCAGTTACAAAATTGAGGACTTTGAAGGTAAAGATGGTAAGCCAGGTCGTAAGGTGAAACTGGATATCAATAATGCTCAGGTTGATAAGCCTGTTCAGGTTGCTGCACCGGTTGAAGCGACACCTTTTTAGGTTTTAGTGCGCACTTGGATAGCAGGTTATCTTTTTGGGTTGCTGTTCATTTGTAACGCTGTAACACAAACAAACATTCCCCTAATAGTCTTAGATTGGCTGTTAGGGGTTTTTTGTTGGGTTGTCGTGTTAGTGAATTATCATGCAAAAAAATAGTTTTAGTTTCACTGTGTTTGGTGTTATGCCTGCAACGCAGGGATCAAAGAAGTATGTGGGAACTAGGCGCACAGCTGCCGGCAACAACATTCCTTTGATTGTTGAGTCACATCCTGGGCTACCGAAGTTTAGATCGGCGGTGGCTGATGCGTGTAGGGAGGCTATGCAGGGGTTTGAGGGGTTTGAAGTGTTTGAGGGGGCTGTCAAGGTTACAGCTATCTTTTACTTGCCGAAGGCTAAGTCGGTGAGGGCTGAATATCCTATAAATCAGCGTTCAGGGGACTTGGACAAGTATTTGCGAGCCTTGCTGGATAGTGTCACTAAAGCGGGCGCTTGGGTGGATGACAGCCTTGTTGTTGAGGTTGAGGCCTATAAACTGTATGCCACTGGTGAGCCTGGTGTGGCTGTAACCATCAAAAGCCTATAAATTAGGGGTTTTTGCTTGTTTTTGTTACCTAAAATTTATCAAAAAACTTGCTCGAAATGTTGCTCGAAACGCTAGTCGAAGTGTAGAGTTTATACATAGGCAATAAGGCCTAAACAAACAAAGGAAAACAAAATGAACGCAACAGAAGTAACCCGCAAGAACCGTATAACAGGAACTGAAATTAGTGTTTGGAACGAGGGCGGTGTATGGGTTGTGAACTGCGATGACCATGATCAATGCTGCGAATTTGACAGCAAGCGTGCAGCAATTCGTTTTAGCGCAGCACCTCACAATTTTTGCACTATATGCTATGAGGTTGCTGCCGCAAAGGTAGGTGCATAATGTTGACTGCAGAACTATTTTTGGATGCGTTGAATAAGTATCGTGCTTGGTGTGATACAGGTAAAAATCATGTGACGAGTCAACATTTGTTTGACGACTATGACTCTGCTGTTGAAACTTATTGTGAGTTGAATGGTATGCGTAGGAGTGTTGTTGTTGACATGATTTATCGTGCTGTTGATGTTTCTTTGAGAGATGGGCGTGTGAAATGAAAAGTGTTTTACTGTTTGTTGCTGCTGTTGTTGCAGTGTTTGTTTTACGCAATTTGATGGATGCCGGCAATGAGATCGCTAATTGGTTGGCGTTTATTTTAGGCACTTTGTTTGTCACTTGGTGTGTGAGGGTGATTATTCGTGTGCGATAAGTGTCAACACAACAGGGAGGCAGCTGTTGCCATGACTGAACAAATGTCTAATGCAGATAAGTCACGTGAGTTTTATCGTAGGCAAGGTGAATGTCGTGAACGTGAACGCATCATCAAACTTGTTGAATTACAGTCGTTTATTTGGATGGGTGAGAAGCAACTTATTCAAATCAGCAAAGATGAACTGATCAATCTAATCAAGGAGGAAACAGAATGAGTGAGCCACTAACGCTTATACGAACTGGCGAGCATCTCTGGACTTGTGAAGGCTGTGGCATATCTTTTGGTAAAGATTTTATAGACCTAGACCCTAAGCGTGTATATGAAATGCACAAGGTTGAACACGAAAAAATACTTATCAAGGGAGAACAAAGTGAGTGATTGGATTGCTTTAGATCGTGCTTTGAAGGGTAGAGAATTTGCTGTAAAACAAGAACGCTTAAGAATCATTGAGCGTATTAGAGCGCAGATTTGTTTTGATGCGTTAGCTGATGCAGATAACCGGTGCAACAATCATAGCGGTAAATGTTATGAACTAGGGTTACTCATCAAAGAATTGGAGGAAACAAAATGACTACGCAAACAATGATCAACGAGATTGTCGCTAAGACAAGCAGATTACAAGACACAAACACCAGGATTGAGATTGTTGCTCACCTGCAAACACTGTTAGAGTCACCTAAATTCAAAGCTATGTCGGCTTTAGATGTTGTTCAAAGTGTTTTAGCGAAGTGTAGGGAGGGTCAAGATGACCTATAAGGCTAAACATCGCAAAGACGACTATTTTCATGTAAACAAAAACCTGTTGCTGCTGTTGATCAGTGTTGTGTTGATTATTGTTGGTGTTTGGGTGTTGTTGGAGTCTAGTAGGGGTTGCAGTGTCGTTGAGTATCAAAACTTGAAGGGGACACAATACATGACGGTTTGTGAGGAGAACTAATGTTAATTCAGTATCAGGGTATTTTTGAAAATGTAGATAAACAAAGGTGTGCAGCACTTTTTAAGTCAGCTGAATTGCCTTTGGATATTGTTAGACAAGCACTATTAGGCGTTTCTAATATTCCAGATGGTTTTGAACTTGTTGAAATTAGGCAACATGGTTTGGGTGAAGGTTCAATTGAAGTTCAGTCTTTATGGGTGAAGGGAAATGACTAAATGACTTGTATGGTTTGTGTTGAGGACTGTCAATGTAAGCGTGTGCAGGCGGTCAACAGGTTTAGTAGCGATTTTAAGGCAGGTTTGACGCAAGGGCAGGCGAATGAGGCTACTAGGACTACTGATGCGTTGATTGAACTTGAACGTTCAGGGGTTATCTCTAACAGTCAAATGCAGGCGATCTTGGATTTGATACTTGAAAAACTTGGTGAACAGTTGGACATTGACTGATGTTAGAGCTGATTGGAACAATCATTATTGTTTGTGTAATCGTCTTTTTAGCGATCACACTGTTTAGCGTGTTTGTCGCTTATTTGACTCAAGCCAGTTATGTTGATCCGTTAGATGACGACTGGAAGGATGACAATAATGTTTAGGGCTTTTAAGAATAAACGTTATTTGCGTGCCTGGCAGGATGGCCAGATTGTTGGCTATGAGTTGGCGTTGACTAGGGTTGAAGCAGTGATCCATGCTGAAACAAAAAAGTTGTTGGCCTCTAAACATGAAGTCAACAAAGAGTTACGTGTCAACGAGTTACGTTGGCTGTTAGTGAAGGTTAAAGGGTTGTATAGGCGATGAGTCAAAGTAAAAGTGTTGTTGAAGCGGTAGCGTTGCTGCGTGACGAAAACCTTATTTGGTCAAGTGACATGGAGGACATCAAACTTGAGTTAGCTATGTTGCTGGAAGTGTCAGCGAACAATGAGATGACTAAGTTTATTGCTGAAGGGTTGGCGAAACGTATTATGAATTCTGGTGGCAGTTATGATTTAGGGTTGGAAACAAGATGAGTCTAAAAGATTTGAGCATCCCCACAAAGTTCGCTAAATGTAAAGTGTCAGTTATTTTGCAGGGGTTGTCGGCGGAGGATGCAAAGATTTTGACTGATGCGGTGATGAACCCTGAATGGCCTTTGACTGTGTTGAGTCGTGAATTGATGAAACGTGACATTCTGGTTAGCGATAACACGTTGAGGCGACACCGGTTGAAGGGCTGTCCATGTTGGAAGGTTTAGAGAACACGCCTGCACCTAAAGTCACTGTTCCTGAAGGTTGGTCGCCTGCAATAAGTTTTGACAGTGAGGGTGGGGAGGCTACGCTTCCTGCTGTTGTTGAAGGCACTGAACCTGACGTGATCGGGTTTCTGCGTGATGCAGGGATCAACCCTGATGAGATAGAGATTATCGGTGAACCCAGAGTGTCAAGATGGCAAGTCGCACGACCATTTCCGCTTGAACCTGCATGGCATACAGCTGTTAGGGTGCGTTGGAGGAAGCGAGGCGCAACAATAGATTTGCCTTTGCTTTATGCTTTAGCGAAAAAAACTAAACCTGTAACACCTAAACCAGTTGATACAGGTAAAGCATTAGTTGTGTTGTGGAGTGATTTGCAGGTGGGGAAGGTTGATCATCGAGGTGGGGCTGAGGCACTTATTCATCGGGTTGCTGAAACGCAAGTTGCGTTGCTGAACAAAATCAAAGAAGTGAAACCTGAAAAAATCATTTTTTGTGATGTTGGCGATACGATAGAGAACTTTGGCAACGCTGCCGACATGCATCAGCTACAAAGCAACGATCTAAGCATTATGCAACAAGTAGATTTAGCAACATCACTTGCCTGGGATGTGCTGAAAAACATCAGCAAGTATGCACCTGTTGTTTATCTAAGTGTAGGTAGCAATCACTGTCAATGGAGGGTCAATAAGCAGAGGGTTGGTAAAACCCTTGACGACTGGGGAATACACATAGGCAGAACATTAGCTCGCCTAACTAAAGAAGTAGGTTTACCGATCACCTTTTATGAACCTGCACAACATGACGAGAGTTTGGCATACGATATTTGGGGCGATAAGTTTCACATTCTAGGGTTATGGCATGGGCATCAGTCACCACGACCTGACGCTGTGCCAACATGGTGGAGGCAACAAGCATTCGGCAAACAACCTGTTCACGCAGCAACAATAGGTGTGTCAGGGCATTTTCATCATCTACGAGTCCTAGAATTAGGATCAACACCTAGAGGGACAAGCAGATTTTGGGTGCAAGCATCCACACTAGATAACGGAAGTAACTGGTGGAGGACAACAGCCGGTGAGGACAGCCAACCAGGGTTAGTGTGTTTCGCATTACAGCGAGGCATAGACTTTACAGGAACAGTTTGGAAAATTTAGGGGAACATTATGCCTATTTATGAATACAAATGCATGATCTGCGACTATCGCATCACACAAACACAATCAATCAACGAAAACGAAAACAAGCCTGTATGTATCAACTGCAACAAAAACATGGATAGAGTATTCACAATTCAAACCATCATATTCAAAGGGAATGGGTGGGGTAAGGATGCATAATGTTCACCAAACTAGCTGTAATAGCAGGACTAATCTTTATTGCAACACCAACACCAGGACACACTGCGCCTGAACCTAAAGCGTTTGTTATAGGTAAAACTAATGTTGCCGACAACCTGATCAGGGAGTCAAAACGCACCAAACTACAAACCTCAGTCACTAAAGCTATAACCAGAGTAAACAAAACCAGTTACGTATTCTCAGGGTCAAACGTGAACGGTTGGGACTGTTCAGGGTTAGTGCGTTGGATATATAAACAAGCAGGGGTTGTATTGCCTCACAGTGCAGATAAACAAGCACACAAAGGGGCTAGAGTAAGCACACCTCAACGAGGCGACATAATTGCGTTCGCCTATAAAGGGTCAACAGAGTTTTATCATGTCGCAATCTATCTCGGTGAAGGCCTCATGTTGCATGCCGACAGATCATCAAAAACAACAGTGATAGAGCCAGTCGCCAACTATAAGACAAGTCAAATAAGATTTATACGAGTGCTATGACGATACGTGAAGTTTGTTCCTGCGGTGCAGAGTTTGAAACTGACCTGCCTGAACAAATAGCGTTAGTCAAAACTTGGAGGAGAAGTCATAAACATAGTGACAGCAAACCTGAACGTAAAGACAGCTCAATCCTAAGCAACACCGATAACGCTGTAATAGGCTTCCAACCAGAACTACCAGTATTTAACGACGGTGAGGAACTATGAGCAACAACCCTGCAATACAAATAGGCAACAACAAAGTCTATTCAGGACACAACCTAGATGTGCTAAAACATTTACCTAACAACAGCATAGACAGCATCGTCACCGATCCACCATACGAACTAGGGTTCATGTCAAAAACATGGGATAAGTCGGGTATAGCTTATTCAGTTGAACTTTGGCAAGAATGTTTGAGAGTGTTGAAACCTGGCGGACACTTATTGGCTTTTGGTGGAACTAGGACTTGGCATAGATTAGCGGTTGCGATAGAAGATGCAGGGTTTGAAATCAGGGACAACATCGCTTGGTTGTATGGATCAGGCTTCCCAAAAAGTCTAAACATTGCTAAAAGTATTGAAGCAAAAATAACAACAGGTTCAGCAAATAAAACAGCCTTCAAAAAACTAGCAGGAGAACAAATTGAACGAGGTAACTGGGGTATCGCCAAACAACAACAAACACACGGTCAACGAGCAACAAACTATGACGAAACAGCAGGCGAAACACGACTAGGAAAACTTGAAGCAACAACACCTGAAGCGCAAAAGTGGGATGGTTGGGGGACAGCGTTGAAACCTGCACACGAACCGATCGTTGTTGCCCGAAAACCTTTGATTGGGACTGTTGCAGAAAATGTTTTACAGTTTGGGACAGGGGGTTTGAACATAGATGCAACACGCATAGGCTTTGAAAATGAAATTGTAAATCTAAATGCTGTGCAAAATGGAAATATTTATGGTGGAAATAATATTTATGGTCAAGCAG